CCAATGATTGCTGAGATGTTCTCCATAGCCTTTTCAAGGGTTACAGGCGCATCCACGACCTTGTTGTACTGACCTACAGGCGTTGTCCAATAATCCTGATCATCTGACTTGACCTCTTGAACAGGTGGCTTAGGCGTGGACTTAGCAACTACCTTAGGAGCTTGAGTCGCATTTACTTGTGCCATCTCCTCAGCACTAGGTCTTTTACCCTTAGCTGATAATCCTAGATTTGCTAAAGCTCTTCCGATGCTGCTCGTCTCGGCATTGTTAATCCAGAATTGAGCATCGACTCCACGATCTTTGCGAAAGCCATCCGCATAACCTGTGGCATCTGGCATTGTTCGTACTGAGTCCTTGTAGATATAAGCCTTAAAGATCACATGACCCTTCTCCATGTCGATCAATTCCATCTCGGTGACAATTCTGCCATCCTTAAAATCGCTATAGAATTGGTGGATTCTGCTGTCCACAGTTTCATACTCCGAAAGATTAAACATAAAGCTCGTTCTCCTCTGTTGCTAGTTGTCCACCAATAGCTGCATAACTAGCCATGTCTAGCCAATGGTCAATCTTGTCTGCTGATTGATTAGTCCTCGCAAGCTTAACGAGCACCATGATCCCTGCGACTTGATAATCATGGATCGGTGTCTGTAAGTATGCTGAGAGGAGCATTGCGGTGTGTTGCAGGTTATCCGCAGGGTGACCATACGAAAGCCCACGCTCAGAGATTGTGTCTGTGGCTGTGAGTAGGATTTCATTGGCTTTCATTCTTGACCCTTGTAGGTACGCCCACGATGGTATCCATCGCGCACACCCTTCTTATAGGCTGTGCGTTGCACATCTATGATGATAAAGATAAAGCCTACTATCATGCCTAGGATGCAGATCAATAGAAGCTTGTCTGTGTTGCTCATGCAGCCACCATCGCTGTCTTTACTAGGGTAATTAACTCAGCGCGTGTGTTGTAGCCCTGAATGGCACAGATTGCGATCTCGCGAACCATCTGCTCTGATTGATCAATTGATAGACCAAGATTAGCTGCATAGCGTGAAACTAGGCGTTCTAGCAATGTGTCTAAGCTGTTCATTTTTTAACCTAACTGTGCCAATGCCCTTGATTGGCTACAGGATTAGTGTTTCACAGATGTCAGACGAATCAAGCACATTCTGATAACGAAATGATAACGATTTAGACCTAAATTTAGACCTATCTGGCTCGCCCGTAAACCTTGCCATTGACTATAAATGTGCCGTTCTTTTCAATGTAAATAAGATCAACTTGCACATTCTTGCCTTTAACATAAATGATAGAAAACGCTTGCTGCCAATTCATAACCCCATGGGTATAGCTCGCACGAGAGACATCCATGATGTGCCCGCTTTCTACACCATGCAGGACACGCCCTATACGCCCTCCAGAAGCCTCTGAGAACGATGATCTGCCAGCTCTGTGCGTGTGACCCGAAATAGTGGATTTACCACGCCTACGAGCCCCTTCCAAGGCGGATAAGCCCCCCTGTGGCTTGATCGGTGTGTGGTCTCCATGGACTGCAATCCAGTTAGGCGCAATCGGCATCTCATCACGCCAAAACTTAATGCCCAATTCATCTAGTTTAAGAAACTTCTCAAAGCGCAATTCAGGTAATGCTCCCAATGCTGGGATCTTACTGCTTATCTGATTGTAAAGTCTGTCCGTATGGTTACTACGGATCATGTCGCTCACGCCCAGCTCCCAGAGAATGTCCACAGTCATATCTCGGTTATCTCCTAGAGTCTGAGCAAACCAATCTGCTCGTCCTTCACTCCAACGACCAAGCTCTGTCATGTCCATTTCATCGCCAAGGGTAACAGTCTGATCAGCCTTGAAAGATCGTGCAAAACGAATTAAATTAGCGGTGACATGTGCATCATGCAGGGGAATCTGCATGTCTGGAATTACCAGTATTTTTTTAATCGTCATCCTCATCCTCATAATTCCCGAACTTCTCAGGATCGATTGGGTCTGGCAAGATCCAATGTGGGTAGGACTGAGTGTCAGTAATCATGAACAGGGCAATGCCTTCTGCAAAGCCAGCCTTACGCAATGATTTCCAATACTCATGCAAGCCAATGCAGTAAGCATCAAGCTTTGAGTAGCCTTGATCTTCTAATGCCTTAGATGCTTTTCTTGCCATAGCACAATGCTACCTGTCTAGGAGGATGTTATAGATCTCATCTACTCGCGTGTTGAGTCGCTTAATCTCAGAGAGTAAGTGAGTGATGACATAGCCTGACAAGCCACCAAGCGCGGCTATGGTGGCGATGTAAAGCGTGAAGAAGTCTGCTTGTGTCACTTTTTATCTACCTCGTCAATGGCAGCTTCTAACGCATCTACAAGGATGTCAGCAGCTGACTTACGAGCGCGGTATGACTTAATCGCTGTGCGGATTGCTGGAAGGATTGCAACACCTGCAATGCCAGCGATGATGAGAAGTAGATTATCCATTAGATGCTCCTAACATAGGTACTTGAAAAAAAGCACCATCATTGTCAGCTTCTTTTTTAAAGCTAACATGCATGTGCTTAGTGTGTTTGTTAGCCCCTGTGTATTTGCGCCATTTCCAGTTAAGGATGCTGGAGCAGATGCGCCCATCGTAAATGATGTAAGCAATACGCTTGTCTGTTTTTGACTTGGATAAGGTGCGTAACTGATCAGCAAGATCTCCCATGACATCTGGCTTTCCGCCTTTGTGGAGATCTTTGTCCACATCAAGGGCACGACACCAGCCCTGCTCATCTGGATTATGATCAGACTTGCGAGCAGAGTGTCGGGTATCACCGATCCAACCATCCGATGTGCGGTCACGATCTGGGAACGAGTCATCGAATTGCTCGCGTAGCTGAACAGCCGCCTTAGAGAGCTTGGGCTTCATTAGCTAATTGCTCCTCATAAACCGACTTAGGCATTGAGGTAAACTCGCCATCTGCATTTTCAATAATTGCGTGATCAATGCCATCTTTGTCTGTAATAAATGAAACTGTCATAGTTCTGCACTCACTCCTAAATAAGTTCCGCTTAGGTAATAACTTCTAAATTGAGTTAAAGCGACAGGCGTGTTTCCTGCCGCTAAGAAAAGGCTAAACTCAGGTGTGCTTCCAGAGTTGATTGATAATGAGCTGACTGTGGTGAGTGTATTCACTGTGTCAGCCAATGATAAGCCTGAATAATCAACAGATGAACCTTTTACGCGCATTGGCACAGGATTATTGACTTGTAATTGTGCGCCATTTGTAGCGTAAGCGACTCCGAAGTTTGTAATCGCTGGCGTTGCTCGCCAGTAGTAACGCTGACAAGCGGCTAATTCCCCTTGGATAGTTCCACCTGCGCGAGAGAACTGAGTCATTTTAGACCCTTGTTCTAATTGTACTTTTCCGACATAAATGCTAGTACCAGATGCCACACTACTAGATACAATAGCAACAAGAATAGATTTTGCAGTTGAAGGAATAGCGTATTGAGCCTGCAACTGAGTAAAAGATGCGGTTGTCGCAGATGTTGCACTTGTTGTGCCGCTTGTTGCTGAAATGCCTGTCCAAGATCCAGTCGGTGCTACATCTGTAGAAGTTGAGTAACTTATTGAAAGAAATACTGTCGTGCTAGCTGACGCACAAAATTGAGCAGATACAGTAACTGTTTTTCCTGCAAACTGAACAGCGTTTAAAGTTTCAATAGCTTGGTTCATTTGCCAGTTTGTTGCTGTTGCAACTGACTGAGTGCTTTTCATTGAATACAAAGATCCAGTTGGAACAATAGTGCTTTCCCTAGACCATGTGGTTGTGCCTAAGTTTGTGTAATTCCACCAGCGATCAGCAGTGTTGTATGTGCCGTTTGATGTGCTGGATGTGCCTCGTTGCCAGATGTCAAAGTTTCCGTTGATAATGGCATTTTTACCAGCAGTGGTTACGGGGCTTCCTGCAAGAAATGTGTCAATGTCTTGACCAAGCTCTGCAATAGCTGTAGCACCATTCTTAACAAGGTCTGAGCTTGTTGGAATGTCAAAGCCATAATTGGTGGTAGTAGTTGCCATTAGGTTAAAGCTCCTGTCGCATTTGTCCATGTTAGTATAGCATTGACACCAGTCCACGCTAAGGTGGCTGGTAATACTGTTTCCCATTGTGTCGTGCTAAGTGAGAAGTCTGTCGCTGAGACATAAAGGGTAATCTCAGTAAAGCTAGGAGTAGCCCTAAGTGCCACATTCTCCACAAAGCCATCGAATTGACCCTCTAGCAGATTGCTAGGCAGATTGGTAATCAAGACAGGCTGACCAAAAAAGACCCCAATAAGGTCATTACGCATAGCATCTGGCATGTCTGGGTTATCTAGGCGGAATGTAATCGCACCTAATGAGCCGCGTGGGTTCTTACGCAATAAAAGCTCTCTAGAGGCGATATCCGTGATGTCTGCAAGGTTCTTGATGTTAGAGTCGAAAGACCTCTCAAAGAGCCCGTAAGAGGCTATAGAGTCGGTATCTGAGGTACTGTAGGTGCTTGCGTATCCTGTGGCGTAGCGATAGATAAGGCTGTTACGGATGCGAGCAATCTGAGTTGTGCTAGTGATAGAGCTTGGTGTTGCATATGCCCCATCGATGTTAGTAAAGCCATTTGCTGAGAGATAGTTAGATCTGTGGTCTGCATCGTCATAGGAGACATTCCCATCATTGTCCTCATGTAGCTGCCCTAACGCGCTCTGAGCAATCTGATCTGCAAGGGTCTGAGACTTAGCGGAAGGATCAGCGGCAAGGGCAATCATGGTGTAGAAGCCTGAGTCGATTGTGCCAATGTAAGACTCAGCATTTTCCCATGTGACATCTACTGGGTAGGTATCCCATGTAACTGTTGGTGTTACTTCTGCCCATGACAAGTTAAGAGCTGCACCAAGGATTGCGCTGATCTGTGCCCCGTCTAAGCCTTCTGCAAGGGCTGTGTTATAGATAGCCTTAGTCAGTCTGGCAAGTGAGCCAATGCCTAAGATTGTGCCTGTGGTGATGTAGCCAGTCTCCTCAGGGCTTCTAACCCCAATGTTAAAGTCTGATACTTCTCCACCAAATACTGTGACATAAGTGCCGCTTGAGTTCTTAAGCTCTAAAAGGATTGGCTCTGTAACATTGATGGTAAAAGGTGTGTTATCTGTGTTGATAATCTCCACGCGGCAGTATCCCGCTGTGCATTGCTTGTCAATGTCTAAGCGACCAGAAGCATAGGAAACAGAGGTGACAGTCGTATAGACATCATCACCAACTGTCACTCGCCACTCTGGAAGCCATGTCATGAGGTTGCGAATGTTCCTCTCAAAGTACCGCGCTGGACTGCATCTGTTAGGACTTGATCGATTGCTTCTGCAATAGCGTTAGGATCTCCCACGCCTGTATTAACCACGATTGTGTTACCTGTTGATGATCCTTGGTATCGACCTGCACCCATGGCATAAGCCATTTCAGCATTGAAACTATTGTAGTTACCCGCGCTGTCAATTCTCTGACCGCCATAGGCTACGCGTGGATCTGTAGCACCTGAGATGTCATAGCCTGAGCGCGCGCCGATAGCCGCTGCCACGCTTGCTGTAGTAACGATAGGAGATGCAACCTTGCCACCGCCAAAAGTGCCACCCATTGCGCCATTGGCTAATGAGATTTGTCCTAGCAAAGCAAGTGCAGCTTCTAGGTTTTCTAAGTTGATTAAGTCCTTAGGCTTTAGGCTGTCAAGGATAGATTTAATGTCTTGGAGTTTGAGGTCTTGCTTGGTCAAAGTGCCAAGGATCTTGATGTCCTCGTTGAGCTTGGCGGTTGCAGCAATGATCGCTCTCTCGTCCTTGGCTGCAATAGCATCTTCAAGGTCTGAGATTGACTTCTTGACATTTAGGCGGGCAGTATCGTTAGCGATCTGTGTGACCTGTGCCATGCTGGTTGCCTTGCCTAGTTGCTCAGCCTGTGATGTAAGAGCTGCCGCAACTTGGATCTTGTCAAGGTCAAAGACTTCATTACCTTTGAGTAGAGCAGCTTCACCCTTAGCGATAATCGCCTTAGCTTTGTCTGCTGCTAGTTGCTTATTCTTTAGAGCAAGTCTCTCGCGCTCGCGCTTTAGGGCATCCTTTTCTAGCTTGGCTAGTAATTCTTGCTGCCTTTTCTGAGTAAGAGTGAGCTTGACTTCTTCCTCTTTTTGCGGAATGGCAATGTTCACACCCAGTTGTGCGCCAGCAAAGCCAGCAAAAATGTTCTTAGGCAGATTCTTTAGATTGTTAATAAGGGTCGGAATAACGCCAATTGTTCGACCTGCTTGGACTGTTACCTTGCTTAGAGCAGTAGCAATGCCCTCAATTACAAAGGCTGCATCATTGGCATCCGTGCCGCCACCTACTAGGGCAAAGGCATCGATTAAACCGCCGCCAATAATCTCTGAAGCGTTAGAAGTCGCAACGCTTAGAACATCAAACTTGTAAGCTGTAGTGTCTAGGTAATCCTCTGCTGCACCTGCTGAACGCTTTAGAGTAATACCAAGGATCTCATTGAATGACTTAGATTGGAGCTCTGCTCTAGTTAAGCCTGTGTTGTACTTGACCAGACCCTTTGTAATACCAATGTAGCCTTTGCCTAGATCCTCTGTAACTGTGGCAAGGTCAATGCCAGATGCGCGACTAATTGTGATTGCATCATTGAGAAGCTTCTGAGACTGAACTAATGACCCAGTAGTTGTAAGCAACCCTTGAAAGGCTGGGCGAAGGATGTCATCTGCAACCGCTGCTGATCGTTCTAAATTAGAGATGTAATCAGCGATCGCTGGATTAGCAAAGCCAATGCCTAGATTTTCTACTGCTCGATTAAGTCGAAGGGCTGCTGCTTCATCTTCTGCAAAGGCTTTAGCTGCTGCCTTGCCGTATTGAGTAATAGCGGCAGCACCAAAGGCTAGACCTAGGCTACCTGCTGTCTTTTTAGCAGTGTTAGATAACTTGCCAAGTGCAGTCTCAGCCTGCTTAAATCCTTTAGCATCAAACTTGGATGCAATATTGATAACTTCGTTATAATTCACGCTGCGCTCCTTAGTGAGTTAGCTCTAGAACGCTTTAGCAATTCTTGTTCTGCTGTCGAAATAGCCTTATTGACTATACCTTCGGCTCTACCTTTATCAAGTGCCCAAGCCTTAAAGATTAAACGACCGCGACCTTTAAGGCTGCCGCTAAGAGGTGGAAGCGCAGCGATAAATTGTTCTCCAGCTTTAGGGTTGCGAGAATGTGAAAACTTTTTACCTGCTGGGCCTTTTGGCCCTACCCATGGCTGACCTTGATCTCCATTACGACCAGCAGACTCATAGATAGCACCTGCGCGAGAGTCATTAAATACTCTGGCCATTGTGCTAAAGCCTTTAGCGTTGGGCTTTGAGGTTGCTGTGGTGTAACCAATCTTGGCTTTGATTGTAGAAGCATTAAAGATTGGGAATGTTCCCTCACTAAATGAACGACCAGCCCAGCCACTTAGAGGTGACTGAGATGGCACAAAGCCCCTAGCTGCTTTAGCAACTGGAGCAAGTCCGCGTTTCATCTCGACCTTTAGAGACTTCTCTAGATCGGGAGCGAATCTGCGTAAAGCTTTACGAAGATCAGCGTTTCCGCGTAGCTCTATTTGCATCGCTGATCTCCTTTGCTTCGTCCTTTAGCCCCTGCACTAATGCATCGAGCATTGTCTTATCTAAATCCAACAACTGCTGAGGCGAGATCCCTAACCTAATGCTTAGCCTAGCAATTAGGTAGGTGAATGGGAGATCCCGCTTTAAGCTAAAGGGTCAGAGTCCAAAACTTCGACGGATTTTAATCCCTCGATGAACTCCATCCCGAAAGGCTTAACAGACTCACCTGACCTGCGTGTTACTTCCCATGCCAACCAATAGACATCGCTCTGCTTTTCTTCATCGCGGAACGCCTTATGGAAGCCCTTTTTAGCGTACTGCTCAAATGCGTATTCCACCGCTGGGGTGATCTCGCCTTCTAGTACGCTTCCATCTGTACGAACTATCTTTAGTCTTGCCATGGTTTGCCCCTTTGTTTAGTTAATTATGCAGTTGCTACTGCGATCGTGCCGTTTACATTCCATGTTACTGACTGTGTGCTTAGGTCTGCAACTGAACCATTGATGTCGGTTGTGTTGTTTACTAGGCATGTCATTGTGTAGCTTGGGTTTGTAGCTGACACTGCTGCGCTTGTCTGCTTGATGACTACTGGTACAGATGTTCCCCACGCAGCCTGCAAAGTCTGTAGGACTTCACCTGTAGCTGTGTCGTTTAGGAAATCAATTGTGATTGATGATGCTTCTAGACCCTTAACGAACTTGTGACCTGAGTCACCCATCGCTGTTACTTCTAGCTCATCGAATGTGCGGTTGATTGTAATGCTTGTTACATGGTCGCTTAGATCGACTGAGTTCACAGTGACCGAAACTCCGTTATTTAGAAATACAGCCATTGGATTATTCCTCGTCTTTCTTGGTAACTGGCTTTGGTGTTGCTGGCTTTGCCTGACCGATCTTGATCAAGAAAGCTTCCTGCTCTTTTTCCCACTCGGTCATGCTTAGCTCCAACTCGTTAGGATTGATACGGACATCTCACAGCTGAGCAGATCACCGCTTGCAGCGTTGAGAACACTAGGCGCGCTGATTGCGCTTACATTATAGACCAGAGAAGATGCTGCCAGTAGTGCGAACACGCTGACCACAGTATCTTCAATGCCATTGAGGTTGCCTTCATTATCGAATAAAGGCACAGTCATTACAATCTTAAAATTAGCCAGAGGGCTAATAGAAATCTGAGAGTTATTGTTAGGTGTCAAGTAAGGATCATCTGGAGACACGATCACGCTGTTCGCAAGGACAGTTGCAGGTGGAAATGCAAAGGTCTGCCACTTAGCGTTATTGACTAAAGCAGTCGCTAATGTGGTGCGTAGTGTCGTGATGGCAACAGTCATTAGCCAACCATCGAGGTAGGTGCTAGGGCGTGTGCGATCAATCCTCGCACCTTAGCGAGAAGCTGTGCGCTCATTCGATAAGGGCTTGGCTGGAAATCAACAAGGTTACTGCCCGAAAGGGTTGCAGTACGCGCTTGCCAGATCTCAACAGATATCATTAAAGCTGCTTGCTGAATTGCTAAATCTGCTGACCAGTCCACATAGGTATCACCTGAGACTGTGCCGAATGGCTGGACTGGATGCTCTACTGCTGGGGTGTTGTTGTTGCCTGTGATGTTGTAAGTGATTGAGTAATCGCCTACACCAGTCAGAGTCTTATTGCCGTTGTGCTTAGATCCGTTGCCTGTAATAGATACAGTCTGACCTACATAAAAGACCTTCTCTACTTTGTCCTGAAAATAAAGTGTGCCTGTTGTGGCTGTGTTGCTATGAGCAATGTTGTATGTGGAATTAGTCCACAGCATAGGAAGTAGGACAGCATCTGTCGCATCGCACACTTCCTGCAAGGTGGCATCTGGGTACAGCGTACCGACTCCGAGCGTTGTGCGGAGTTCTGAGACTGTAGTTAGTGCCATGGTTTCCTTTCTAAAGACCCTAGGGAGTCAGAGGGCTACTGACCCCCTAGGGCGACTTAGTTGCTAGTAATTACGCTACTGCGAAGCGGCGAACGCCCTTACCTGACTTAGCAACATAAAGTGCTAAGTATCCGTAAAGG